CATACACAATTAATCCTGACGGAACATATTCGGCGCAAAGTAGTGTCCCATATACACCAATTGGTAAGATTGATTTTTCGACATATTCACCTGAAGATATCGCTTCAATGAAGCCTGAGGAGTTATCTAATTTAACTTCTGAACAAATTGGGTCGTTGTCAAAAGACCAATTAAGCGGGTTAAGCGAAGAACAAATGCAGGCTTTGCAAAAAAATCTTCCATCCGATGTAAACACTAATCCTGACGAAGAAAGCAAATATAAAACTTTCCTTGATTTATTTAATCAACTTCAAAACAACACCAATACAGGTGGAACAGGAGGAACAGGTTCAGGCGGAACAGGCTCGGGAGGTACAGGAGGAAATTCGGGTGGTACAGGCGGAACGGGCGGTACTTCAAGCGGAACGGGTGGTACTTCAGGCGGAACAGGTGGTACGGGAGGAACATCAGGTGGAGCGGGTGGAACGGGTGGTACTTCAGGCGGAACAGGTGGTACAGGAGGAACTTCGGGAGGTACAGGCAATACAGGCGGCACAGGCAATACTTCAGGTGGTACGGGTGGCACAGGTGGTGCAGGTGGAACAAGTGGTACGGGAGGTACAGGAGGTACGGGTGGAACATCGGGAGGTACAGGTGGCACATCAGGAGGAACAGGCGGTACAGGTGGTACAGGAGGTACGGGTGGAACAACAACCACAGGCGGTGGTGGAACAACAACTACGGGCGGTGGAGGAACTACCACAACAGGTGGAACTACTACAACTACAGGTGGCACAACTACAACAGGTGGTGGTACAATTCCTTTAAGTGGGGGTGTAAATTCTACCACAGGTAGCGTTAATCCTAGTCCATTAGTAGCTACAGCAACATTTTTATCAGGAACAGGTGCAAGTACACCTGCACCACAAATTTTGGAGAGTTTAAAACAAATGGACGTTCAACAATATCCCCAATATAATTCAATCAAACCTGCGCTCTTAAAAAAGCTTGGTTTGTTACAAATGGTTAATTCACAAGAAACTGTTCCAAGCGAGCAGGAACAGATAAGCAAAGCAACAGAACCACCGCCTAATCAACAGCAACAAACTACATTAGACCAACCGCAAGAACCTACTATTCCAACTTTTAAAAAAGGTGGAGCATTAACACAAATGCATCGTCCTGAATTTATTACAGGAGCAACAGGACATTATGTTAAAGGTAAAGGCGATGGACAATCTGATGATATTCCTGCTATGTTGGCAGACGGTGAATATGTATTTGACGCTGATACTGTTGCTCAGTTGGGTAATGGCTCTAGTGATGCAGGAGCTAAACTTCTTGACCATTTTAGAGAAGCATTAAGAGAGCATAAACGTAGCGCACCGAATGATAAAATACCACCAAAGGCATCACCTTTAATGTATATGCGAGAAGCTCTTAAACGTCATAGAGGAGAAAAATAATGGCTGATTCAAGTGCGTTAACTCAAAATACAACAGGTGCTTTGACATCTGTCAATCCAACACTTACAAGTAGTCAACCTATTTTAGGTGCTTTGCCTACAGGAAATACAACAACAAGTAGTGTTGCCGCCCCAGGTACGGGACAAACTGCAGGTGGAGCAGGAGCGACTGCAACACAAGGCGGTACAAATCCTTTAGTAACAAGTACAGCAACTAATGTGACAGGCACGCCATCATGGTATACAGATTTTTTAAATCAAATATCTACACAAGGTCAAAACGCAGCTCAAAATGCACAGTATGTAGGTGCAACTGATTTACAAAATCAAGCTTTTAATCAAGTAGCGCAAAACGTTGGAAATTACAAACCCGACCTTACAAGTGCAGAAAATTACATTAGTCAAGTAGGAAACTCTAATCTTGCACAAGCAGTTGGTGATGTTGGACAAGCAAATATTGCACGTAATTTAGCGCCACAAGCAACCGCAGGTTTAGTTGGTTCAGGACAATTTGGTTCGAGCCGTGGGGCAACCGCTTTAGGTGATACGATTGCAAATGCTGAATTAGGTTTAACACAAGCTCAAGCACAAGCTTTGCAAACTGACATGGCAAATAAACTCGCAGCAGGTCAGGCGATGGGTAATTTAGCTACGACAACTGCAGGTTTAGGTACACAAGATGTTAATAATTTAGCAACTTTGGGCGCTCAAAAGCAAACGATAGCGCAAAATGAGCAGTTATTCCCTATGCAACAGTTAGCTAATGAATCTACATTGTTAAAGAATTATAGTATTCCAACAAGTACAAGCACTTCAACAACTGCACCTGCAACATCAGGACAAATGGGATTGTCTAATTTAGCAAATATATTAAGTTTGGCAGGTTCTGCAGGTACAGCGCTTGGTGGTTCAAGTGGCGCTTTAAGCAATTATTTATTTGGTACTAAAGCTACAGGAACAAAAGGACAAGCAGGATATACCCCTGGTACTGCAGGCGTTTTAGGCTCATTCTTAGATAAATTAACTTCGGGTAGTGATACCATTGATTATGCTAATTTAACAAAAAATGATTTTAATCCTAACCAACAATTTTCTACTGATGAGTCAGGAAATATTCTTGATTCAAGTGGTAATCAAATTATGAGTGGAGATTCAGGTTATACAGTAGGATTTAATGGACAAATTCTTGACCCATCAGGTAATGCTGTTGACCCACAAACATTCTTTACACAAGATTAAGGAATAAATCATGGCGCTTCCTACAAATAATAACGATACAAGTTCAACAACTCCTAATTCAAATTTAGATATTAATCAAATTCAAGGCAAGTTGTTAACAAGCCAACAGAATTTGGATGATATTCTTGCGCAACAAATGAACAAAAAGCCTGATATTTGGCAAGCATTAGCCGCGTTCGGTAAGCCAACTCGTACAGGTTCTTTAGCTGAAAGTGCATCAAATTTTAGTGAAGAGTACGCAAATCAACAAAAAGAATTAGAAAACAAAATACCTTCATTGGCACAAATGCGTTCAGCATTGGGCGCTCAAACGCTTAAAACTGCCCAAGAAATGCAAGGCAATCAGTTAATGCAACAATATAACCAAACAGGTTTTTTAGACAAAATTAATACGTCTATTAATAACGGAGAGCCACCGTCTTCAACAGATATGGCAACTTTGAGTAAGTTATATGCGCTTGCACCGTCAGGTTCTTCAGCAAAAACAGAATTTGGCAAAATGTTTGAAATGGCTGACAAATTAGCAACTCAAGGTAGAGAAACCGTTAAATTAAATTCTGAACTAGCTTCCAAAGGAATGGATGTAGCAAAATTCATTATTGAAAATGGTCAACAAGCTTTTGATATGCTTCCACAAGCAACAAAAGATTTATTGCAAAAAAATTCTAATAAATCCAATCAACAACCTGTTGCAACTACAGCACAACCTACAGCACAAACTACTGAACAACCTGTATATCCTCCACCAAAACCAATGACTATAACAAGCGATTTTGGAAATCGTGTTAATCCTGTAGATGGTAAAACACCGCAATTCCATGCAGGAATCGATTTAGCGCAACCTGAAGGCGTTGGAGTTGTACCAATGGATGCAGGTAAAGTCGTGAAGGTTGAAAAGAACCAAGGCGGTTTTGGTAATCGTGTGGTTATTGACCATGGTAATGGTTTGCAGTCTTACTATGCTCATATGCGTGATGTAGATGTAAAAGAAGGGGATAAAGTTGACCCGAATAATCCAATTGGTACAGTAGGACGCACAGGAACAGTAACAGGTCCTCATACAGAATTTGGCGTATTGCAAAATGGAAAGCCAATTGACCCTAAACCATACATCAAAGATAAAAACTTATTTACGCAATACAAACCTGTTGCGCCATCTGCTCCTAGTCCTGCAGGAACACAGGTTGCAAGTACGGATAGATACGCAGGATTTCCAATCAAACAACAACAAGCATTCCAAGCTGCGGATGTAGAACGTATTAATAAAAAATTAGATGAAGTACCTGATTTGATGTCTAGTGCTAATAAACAAATTATTATTGGAAATACGCTATACAACACCGTAAAAGGCAATGAAGAAGCGTTTGGTATATTAAGACAAAATCCAACTTTAGCAAAATCTTTTGCAAACTTTTTAGAGAGTGGTATTAAAGTTGGAAACTTTCAAGCAGGATTTCCTATTGAAGAGTCTGTAAGAAAGTCCTTGCCTGAAAGACAGCAATTAGCAATTCAAAAGGTTGAATCTTTGTTAAATCAAATTGCTATTCAAACAGCGGGGCAAATGAAAGGTTCTGTATCTAATTATGAAGACAAGATGGTTAAGAGTGTTTATGGTACACCATCTAACTCGGCAGAATTTTTAAAATATATTGCAAACCGTGTCAAAATTGAAGGACAATATCAAAAAGATTTAGCAGAAAACTTTGCTAAGATTAATGCAAGTAAGCCATCAATGACATATACGCAATACATTATGTCACCGCAAGTAAAAATGATGGAAAAACAGTTTAATGATGCAGTAGATTTCGCAGCAAAGACATCGGCAAAACGTATGGGAATTAAGGACTTAGACTAATGGCTGAAGAAAAAAATCCTTATATAAGTTTAGTTGACAAAGACGTTCCTGTTGACCAAGAACAGTCCGTTGAAAATAATCCCTATATTTCATTATTACCTAATGATGAGCCTGAAAGAAAAGGTACGGTCACAATCGGTGAGCCATCTAATATTGATAAATATATAAACACAGCAATTGGTGCAGGTACAGGAGCATTAACAGGTCCAATGCTACAGCGTTTAATGGAAGCAGGATTGTCGCCGAAACAAACAAAAACGCCATTTAATCCAACAGGTCGTTTTGTAGAAGATAGTATTCAGAATTGGCGTACATATGCGGATAGGCAGAATGAACAAGCAAAAGCAGTTCGTCGTGCAAATGAAATGGCAAAAAAATATCCCAATTACAATGCATTGCCTAAACCTGAACCTGAAAAAACTTTAGTTGGAAAAATGCTTAGTCCTCTTGAAGAGGTTGGAAACCGTTTGGGTTCGGTTGGAAAAACAATTGGTGAAACTATTGGACCTAGGCTTGGTGGTGCTTTAGCTATGGGGTCAGGAGCGATGGAAGCTACGGACGCTTACAATCGTTATCAAAATAATGACCCATATGGGGCTTTAATTGCGGGCGCAGGTGCTGTTGGTTCAGGATTATCTATGTTACCTGCCGTAAGCCCTCCTACAGCGATTTTAAAAGGTATTGGAGCTACGGTAGCAACTGCATCGCCGTTTGCTATGATGTTGCATGATTATTTGAGAGATAGAGCTGTTAAGGATGGGACAGCCCAAACTCAACAGCAACCTCCGCAACAACAACCGCAACAGCAAGCTCCACAGCAACAATAGAGTCTTCTATCGTGAGAAGTTTGCCCCCTCTTCAGGGGGCTTTTTTTGCGCATTGTTTACAACGACTGAGATAACCGTTACGAGTTTTACGCTTGTAGAATAAGAACTCAGCCTTGACGATACGGCACACAGAACAGCGTTTGTAGCCCTTATCAATGTTTGGCTTCTTCTTACCCCATAAAGATTCATCCCAACCCGCCTTAATGCGGTATTCAAGCGTGGTTGGGGGTATACCAAGTTCTCTAGCTTTTGCTCGGATATTCATAAGACTTTCTATAATAACTCCATTTTTCAAGAAACCAAGGATTTTTGGATGGTCGAACATATCCAAAGCGCTCAAAGGTTTTCATAACATTAGTAGCTTCAGGCGGAATCCAAACAAACCGTGATGGGTCAAGTATTTTAGCAGGTGTCATTTTCTATCCTTTAGTAAAATGTATTTAGCCCAATGTGCATCACCATCTGATTCTTTAGTGGTAAATATATCCCAACCTTCGGCTTTTAAGTTATAAATAATTGCTGCCAATCGTGTCACACCGTAGTTCTGAATGGCTTGCCATGAGGTAATGCTTTTATGCGTGCGAAGATGCCATATGACATTTTCTTTTTTTGTTTCTTTTCTTTTCATATTAAACTCCTGTAAAGTAAACTACTAAAAAATAACCAAAGCCTATACCAAATATTGTTGCTACTGCCCAATCCCATAATGTTGGTTTCATCATAAGCCCCCGTAGGGGCATCCTTTCATCGTGTGGTTGTCTTAACAGCAAATACAGCAGTCGTTCTAACAAACGGTGCAATCATCTCTTCTGTTACGTTTAATGCAGAGAATAATGCTTTGTAATCGATGTTAGAGCGGTTTTGCTCAACTACAGTTGCTTTAAACAAATTACCTTCATAAACCTTTGCGCCATTTGGTAATGTAGCTTGGTCTTTAATCATGTCCTTGATGGTGTCAGCTTGCTTAGTTAAATCGGCAATCTGAGCCAATAAAGAACCGAGTGTGTCTACTGATACAGCATTGATATTGAGTGGTGCGTTCATTTACTTCTCCTTTTCTAAAAAACTGCAAGTCGCAGTAATTACTACTATACAGGAAATTATCCATTTGTGCAATTTATTTTATAGGGATAAACCCTAATTATTCATAATTATTTTTCAATTGCCATAATCTAAGGCAGGCTTGAAACATTCCCCAACATCTTTGTAGTTCTTCTTCACGCCATTCAATAACCTTGACAATAACAGGTTCATTGACAGATACATAAACATTGGCACAACGTGCTTTAGGAACATTAAAACCCATGCGGTAAGCCGATAACTGCATCCCCTGTGCGTCAAATGCAATCATCTTGTCAATATCATTTGTATCTTTAGATTTGAAATCAACAACTATTCCATTGCCTAAATAATCAATAAGGTCAGTTTTACCGCCATAACCAAATTTGCCATTTGGCATCTTCTGTTCGCTTTCCCAAGGGCGCTCACCAAAATGGTTATTTAAAGCGTTAACTACAGCCTTAACATGATTTGGATGTTCTACATTAAATTTGCCCTCAAAATGTTTTTGAAGACTTGTATGAATGTCCGTACCTTTTTGCATAGCTTTACGGGAAGTTTCTTTTGAATCATGCTTAACTCGCTCGGCAAATATAGTTAAAGACTCGCCCTCAATTTTTGGAAGCGTTAAAGCTGACATTAGCATTTCATTTAACATCCATTGCAGTAAGCCTTCAGAGTGCATCATTTTTATTACGCCTGAAACGCTTGGCACTAAATTGTTTGCTCTTGCATCTCTTAGGGTAGTGTTGCGCTCTTTTCCATTTTTCCCAATCATGGTATACATTGGTGCGCCTGTTTCTCTACAATACCAATGTCCACCTTCTGAAGTACGTTCGTTATCTTTTGCTATCATAATTTTCCTTAAATTAATTCTAATGATTGTTGTTTTAATCGCTCAAACTGCAACGCCTCATAATCTTTATTTAATTCACATCCAACCCATTTACGACCTAAGTGTTGTGCTACCTGCCCTGTTGTTCCGCTACCAAAAAATGGGTCAAGGACAATATCGCCTAACTTACTTCCTGCAAGTACCATAGGCTCTACAAGTTCTTCAGGAAACGTAGCAAAATGCGCACCTTTATACGGTTTAGTAGTGACCGTCCATACAGAGCGCTTATTCCTAAATTCAGATGCCTCCGATTCATTACCGCTTTTTGTTGCATACAATGGGTCGTCATTATCGCCATACTTGTTACCACCAAAGCGTATGTTGGTTTTTTTCTTCCCTGTAAGACCTGTATGTGGCGTCAGACCTGTTCCTTCATTGTGGTACTTGCCATTGGTTCTATCACGCTCACCCCAATACTGTGCAGGTTCTTGAATCGATTTATTGTCAAAATAATACTTTTGACTCTTGCTAAACAAGAAAATGTACTCGTGTGATTTAGTACAACGGTCTTCTACAGATTCAGGCATTGGATTTGGTTTGTGCCAAATAATATCTTGACGTAAATTCCACCCAAAGTCCTGAAGTGCAAACGCAACACGCCATGGAATACCAATTAGATTCTTTGGTCGAATACCGCTTCCATTGCCACTTGTTGGTGATTTAAACTCAACAAATTTATCCTGCCCAAAAGACTGTGCCACAGAGCCATTACCATTGCTTCCTGCATAAGAATCGCCAAGGTTAACCCATAACGTACCGTCGTCAGAAAGAACGTCCCAAACGCCTGCAAATACACTTACAATCGCATCAACATACGCTTGTGGACTTTCCTCTAAACCAATCTGAGAATCTTCTCTGACAGCCCCACATTTAGGGCAGACGGTTTTATAAATAGCGTCACCTACAGTAAGGTCTTTATTAGCATGACCTGTAATTGTTTTATCAGAATGCTTGCTATCTCTTTTGTGTGAGCAATTTTCATCACCACCCATCCAAGTAGCAGTCCCATAATCTCTAAGACCGTAGTAGGGAGGACTTGTAATACAGGTTTGTACCTTCACGCCCTCTTCCTTCATCTGTTTTAAAGATTCTCGACAATCGCCAAAGTAAACTTTATTCATTTTTAGCCAATATTTAATGATTGTTTGTGATGCTGTTTATGGCACGGTTGGCAAAGCCACATAACTTCAAGTGGTTTGTCGTAATCCTCGTGATGAGCGACGGATTTTTCTTCTCCACATTTGATGCATGGTTGTCGAACCAAAGTACCATTACGAACGGCTCTAGCAACTTGCGAATGAGCCACATGCCTGCGAGAATCTTCCGCTCTCCATGCTCGTGTAATTTCTGTTGCCGCCTTAATGCGTTTTGGCTCTTTTCCTCGTGCTTTGTCATAAGCACGAACTTTTTCAATGTTTTTATTTCTATTTGCTGTGACATCATTTTTGTTGCACTCCTTGCATTTGTTGACGTGACCGTCAGCCATTTGTAAGTGTTTATAAAACTCTGTTAATGGCTTGACGATGTTGCACTTAAAACACTTTTTAGAACGAATCATGTTGTACTCCTGTGCTAGTAATACAACCATTATAGACCCGTTCTAGTTAAAAGGTATGTCGTCATCAATTTCTTTTAATGACTTTGGAAAACCATCATCAGCTTGTTTTGATGGTTTTGATGGTGCGGAAGCAGTAACCTTTTTATATTCAGGTGACTCCATAATTTTTTTCTTTAAACCATCAGATAACTTTTCAAATTTAGCTTGGTCAAAGTCATCTAAAGAAAACATAAAGATTGGATTGATACCTTCAGGTAAACCCGCTTTCTTAATTACAGAAGGCACAGGTGACACAGCCTTGACGTTTGCATAGGTCTTTCCTGCCGTGCCTGCATCATGGCTGATAGACACCATACAATACTGATTTAAGATGTTCTCAAGGTTAAATCCTGCCAACTCATCTAAAGTAAAAGCACGATTGCGCCAAGACTCTAAATGCGCCCGTAGCGTGGCTTTCTCAGATAGAGATAGCGTGTAGTTAGACGATACAACCAAAGGCTTGCCATCATCCGTTGTAAGCGGATTGCCTTCGTCGTCTTCCCCATGTAGTTCCCATGTAATGAGAATCTTGCGTAAGACGTTTTCATATTTGTTTTTGTGACTACCCATGTCTACGATACGATAGCATCGAGCAACGTGGTTTCCTGCAGGTGGTAACTGAAAGTCTGAACCACCGCTTGCGCTTGCAATAATTGCCATATTATTTCCTTATTGAGAGTTTATTAAGACTTTTAAAAACATCACCAAAGTGTGCGTCTATTGCATCAGACACTTCTTGACTTGGTGATGGGGATTTAAGACCGCATTCGAAGCGTATGATGTCAAAGTCATCAGATGATGCCTGACCTAGCTCAGCACGTTCAATTGCTTCTTCTAAGCGTTTTTGACGCTCTTGGTACATGATGGATAATTCTTGTGAATCTTCTTCTGACATAATATTCTCCTAACTGACTAACAGTAATAACTAATAGCAAAATTGCTATACTCAAAATATAACATAAAATTATTCAATACAACACATTTATATAAAAATATTTATTTATTTTTTATCTGTTATACTCACAAATATGTGATATAGTTTTTTGTAAGGAGGAATTATGAAGGATATGAAATTAGTTTTACAGGCTGAATTTGGAACGCTTGATGCGCTTGCAAATCATTTGAATGTAAGGAATACAGCAGTCTACAATTGGGTTGCTCGCAAACAAATTCCAATTAAACATTTAAAAAAGATTAGCGACCTTTCAGAAGGAAGGCTAACAAAAGCGATGATGCGTCCTGATTTATTTAATAATTAATGAAGGTGCATATGCATTATTACAAATTCCATATTGCTGATTGGCATTTAGCAACAAGCCATTTATCGTTAGAAGAAGAAGCTATTTATTTTAAATTGATTAATTTTTACTACGATACAGAAGAACCAATTCCATTAGAAACCCAATCGGTTATTAGACGGTTACGTTTGGGTTTGCATATGGATAGCGTTCGGTTAGTGCTTGATGAGTTTTTCGTAAAAACAGAAAAAGGGTTTGTTCATGCACGCTGTGATTCTGAGATACAAAAGTATCAAAAAAAGGCAGAAACTAACAAAATTGTTGGAAAATTGGGTGGAAGACCTAGGAAAATCAAGAACTTAAAAAATAACCCACGAGAAACCCAAACGGTTTCTGAAAATAACCCACAAGAAACCCTAACCACTAACCATAAACCAATAACCAAGAGTAGTATTCAACTCCCTAAATTTTTGTCTTTAGAAATGTGGGATGAATGGATTCAACATCGTAAATCTATCAAAGCACCGATGTCGGATTTAGCACAGGCAAAGTTTATTAACCAACTTACAACTTTGGTTGCTGACGGACATGATTCTAAAAAGCTGTTGGATACTGCAATTGCTAATGGTTGGAAGACGGTTTACCCTAAAGACGAAACAAAGGTGGCAAAGTCCAAAAAAGATTTACCTCCTGAGTGGAGGGTTTAATGCGAGGACATAAGACCGTTATAGACCTCCGTAAGCTTGGAAAGAAGCCCCGTGGCTTGTTTATTTTCATGGGTGTGTACCCTTACCCTCAAGCGGACTATTTTGACCCTGAGAACGCTCTTTTAAGGCTTGAGCATCCCGAAGTTTGGGTAGAAGATGATGACCCTGAGAAGGCGGATTTAACTTTTATTAAAAATTTAGTCGTACATCTTATTGATTATGGAGGAAAAACTACGCCTGAAAAATACTTTGCATGGTGGGCAAATCTTGCAAAAGCAGAACCAAAAATGATGATTACAGTAGATTGGGATGACCAAGTAAATATATGGAGAAGAGAAGATGTCAATTATTGATGCGTTAAGGATGCAAAGAGAAATAGCTATTATTGAAAACGATGATATTGATTTTAATCAGTATTTGTTTGATTCAGAACCTAAGCAAAAGGTTAAAGAAAAAGGATTTTATGCCGAACAAGTAGCGCAATATTATGAAGGCACTTTAATCAAAAAAGGTTCAACTTTGCCTTGGGATACCTTTGGTTTAAAGATTGGATTACGACCATCTGAGGTTAGCGTATGGGCAGGTGTTAACGGACACGGAAAGTCATTGATGATTGGGCAGGTTGTTTTAGAGTTGGTCAAACAAGGACAGAAATGTTTGATTGCTTCATTTGAGATGCGTCCTGAAATTACTTTGGCTCGCATGGCAAGGCAAGCAATCGGGAAAAAAATACCGACTAGTGAAGAGCTTAATAAGTTTCTTGCATGGAAAAAGAATCATTTGTACTTGTTTGAGCATCAAGGTATTGTTGACATCAATACGATGATTGGCGTGTGTTTCTACGCATCAAAAGAATTAGGTGTAAAGCATTTAGTCATTGACTCGTTAATGAAGTGCGTTAAAGGCGAGGATGATTACAACGGTCAAAAGGATTTTGTGAATTCTTTATGTGCTATTGCGCATCAAACAGGTATGCACATTCATTTGATACACCACGTTCGTAAAGGACAAGATGAAAAATCTGCACCTAATAAGTTTGATTTAAAAGGTTCAGGCTCAATAACTGACCAAGTGGATAATGTGTTTATAGTTTGGCGCAATAAAGCCAAAGCATTAGAGCGTCAGACTAACGGAGTTGTAGATGAGAGTAATTTTGATGCGTTGCTGTGTTGTGAGAAGCAACGTAATGGTGAGTGGGAGGGACGGTTTCCATTGTGGTTTGATGAAAACAGTCAGCAGTATTTGGAGAAGTTTCAAGGGCATTTACGTCATTATTTATAGGAGAAGATATGGCTAGGAAAAAAGCAACACGTGAAGAAGAAGCATTATTTATCGGAGAACGTCATGTACCTGATGAGATGGTTGACGCTGAAATTGAACGCATCAAAAAAGGACAAGACGCACCTTTGACAGGGGATATTTTTCCTGATGAAAAGGATTATTCACTTGACCCAATGGCTAAGTTGTTAGATGCTTCTGATAGGGTAAAAGAATTTATTACCGAATATCAGCCTGGGTTACTGATTGACCGTAACAAATTCAAGTTACATTTGTTAGAAATATTGGAGGATTGGAAATGAGCGAAATGTCCGATTTACAACGTAGGTTGATGGGTCAAGCAAGCGCTATCAACTTGTTTACGCAAGAGGAATTTGATGTGGCGCTGAACACAGCTAAAGCAGAAATTATGGCTATGGCAATTGAAGCATCACGAACTGCAGTCATGATGGAACGTGAAGCTTGCGCTAAGATTGTGGAAGAAGAAGCTAACAAAGAAGAAGATGGTGAATTATGTACCGCTATTCGTGATGTTGCAAAGCTAATTCGCAATCGTATTCCGTCGCAGGTATTGCAATGATTGAAATCACATTACCCTTTCCGCCTACCGTTAATACTTATTGGCGTAAGTGGAACAGTCGCATGGTTATATCTGAAAAGGGTAGAGCATACCGTGAGATTGTAGGGGATTTGATGACAATACAAGGCAAGGTGTTTCATAGCACCAAGCCTTTACGGGTCGACATCAAAGCCTATCGCCCTGACAAGCGTAGGCGTGATTTAGATAATTTATTAAAAGCCACCCTTGATGCTTTGGCTCATGCAGGTGTGTATGAAGACGATACTCAAATCGTTGATTTACGCATTTATTGGGCTAAAGAACTTGGGGGAATGTTAAAAATTCGTTTAGGAGAATTAAATGAAGCCGATGAATCTAGTACAAAAGTGGGATGAGCAACAACGTAAGCGTGATACTCACCACGCTATTTTGAATATGTTAATTCAACAAATAGAAGCAGTTGAAAAAATATTTGAAAACCATCAAGATAAGGTAATGTCACCCGCAAATTACAACGTATGCGCAGGATTAATTCAACAATTGAAAGCACATACATATGCAACTTTTAATGATGGCGGTAATGCATCACCAATAATTCCTGATGGTCATAAACCTATGCAAATAAGGATTATCCATGACTGAACGTGTTATTGACCCACATGAAGCAGTAGACTTTTTGTTGCGCAACGCTAGAAAATTCAGCAAGGCTAAAGCTGAGCGTGTTTATTTGGAAGAGTTTCGCAAGTCAAAAGTCGCATTGTTGATGAAACAAAGCCATGAAAAGACGTTAGCAGGTCAAGAGCGTGACGCATTGGCGCATCCTGAATATGCTGAGTTGCTTGAAGGCATTAAGGAATCAGTAAAGATTGAAGAAGAACTAAGGTGGCATATGGTAGCTGCGCAAGCTCGTATAGACATTTACCGTAGCCAAGAAGCCACAGCACGCATGGAAATGAAAGCTACCGTATGATGTACAGGAACGAAAAGCTTCTTAAAGCTGTCTGTACATTACCATGCATGATTTGTGGGCTAGAAGGCTCAACACAAGCGTGTCATAGCAACCAATTGCGTCACGGCAAGGGTAAGGGTATTAAAGCCCACGATTGGGCTATAGCATCGCTTTGTTTTAGATGCCATCATGAAATTGACCAAGGGAATAAGTTAACCAAAGAACAGCGTAGAGAAATGTGGGAACAGGCTCATGAGGATACGTTAGCTATGCTGTTCGAGCGTGGTTGGTTAACAGTAGAAACTTATCCATATTGAGGAACAAATGGAAAAATCAGAAAAAAGACTATCTGAATTAAAACGATATATGACTCAAGAAGAAGTTGCTATTGAATTAAATTTAACACGCAGTAAGGTTGATTTAATTGAACGCAATGCCTTGAGAAAGTTAAAGCATAAAATGCTTAAAAAATATAAAAAGGAAGACTTGCTATGAAAACATTTGCATTAATAACATCATTATTTATTTGTGGGTGCGTCATTTTTTTAACGGAACTCGCACGCAAAGAAATAGCATATGACTGCCGTATGTTGATGGGCGGATGGCATCCCGATATACCGCAACAGGTAATCAAACAATGTAAAGGGTTAATATGACAGACGAACAAATGAAAGAGTTGGCTGAATTGCGTGTAGCCATACAAGATTTAAAGTATCAGTTGATACAAAAGCATGATTTGCGTGAATTAAGTGATGCAACAATACGAGAACTGTCAGTTGCTTTTATGTTGGTATTACGCAGAACTCCTGAAGATGAACTTTTTGAAAATGTATATGAATATTCAAAATTACTATTAAAGAAAGCGAGGGGGCAATGACAACAAATGAATTAGCTTATAAATTAGAAAAAGTATCAAATGATATGGAGCATAGTTATGTTGTAAATGATTGGAAATTATTGTTTGAATCTGCTCTTGTATTACGCAAACAAGCCCAAGAAATTGAACAGTTAAAAGAACGCTTAGAAGAAACTCGTCAGTTGTATTTAAAGCAATTAGCCATCACCCATTCTGACACCCAATCACACCCAATTGAACCAGTGGCAATGCGTTATGACTTTGATGGATATGGATATAGATACATTGACTCAGGTTCAGGAAGTGATTGGCAAACAAGAAAGAAGGGTGAATTCCTTTACACCAAGCCATTCTTTAGTCAAAAACCTGTTGCCATGATGGTAAAAATTGATGGTTTTGATAAACCTGAATTTACTACAACGTGTAGTTCTGCCGCGTTAAAACATCCTAACTATACTGCATTGTATGACCATCCACCAATAACTTGGGCTGAATTAGAAGATGGGGAGAGTATTCCTCTTTACGAACATTCTGAAGATAGAGATTCTGCTATCTACGCAACTGGCTATTGGAATGGTATTCATAAAGCTAAAGAAAAAAATGAAACCTTAGACACAAGGTCTTACTTGATTGGTAGATATGATGGGTTGCGTGAACTAAGCGATGAGGAAATAGAAGAAGTGGCAAAACCATATTGTGATTTACAAAATTGGGTTGTTGATAAACATGAATTTGCAAGAGCAATATTAAAGAAAGCGATTGAGAAATGAGTCATTACGGCAAATGTAAACATGGCATTTATTTAGGGGGTTGTCGTGAATGTTTTCCTTTGCCTAAATTAACAAAAGTTGGGGAAAAACTTATTCAAGAATTAGTAGAGTGTTTTAATGAGGATAAAGAAATGACAGCAAATGAACTAGCAGATGAATTAACAAAAATGTTCAGGGGTGAGGAATATGATAGGCTTATTCACGAAATACCCGATATGCTACGCCAACAAGCCAAAGAAATAGCAATGCTTAAACAAATCATTGATGCAAACAATTTACAGTTAAATATTGGACAGTTGAAAAAAGAACTAGCACTACAAAGGCTATCTGATTTTAGTCAAGAGATTGATGCTGAACTAAAGAAAGCGAGTGACAAATGACTTTAAATGACCTAATTAACAGGCTTGAGCAAATGAACCAAAACCATACATCAATTGGTTGGGAAACACTACAATTTGTAGCACCTTTGCTACGCCAACAAGCCCAAGAAATAGAAGATTTAAAAAACGCAAATAGATTTATTCAAAACTTTGCGGAAGAACAACATCGAAGAGCCGTAGCATTAGAAGCTGAAATGGAACAATTACAAGACCGTTTAAATGAGTTTTTGGTTGCAAGAGATTTGGCAATACTAAGAAAGGCGAGTGAGAAATGACGAATTACGTTTTTACACACCCACCAGCAAAAGCAGGTTGTTGGGTTATTGGTGGCGATTTAAATGTTTTTGTTTGCAAAAAACCAAATTGGTTCCATATAAAGATGACCAAGTTTTTCTTTGGTTGGGACTGGAAAGATGGTGATTTTGAAACACAATTAAGCAAAGCGAACGAAAAATGACAGCAAATGAACTTGTGGATAAGTTAGAAAGTGTAAGTATTAGATTATTGGGTAAAGAAACTGAACACGCAGGTAGAGCTATTATCCTCTACAGAGAATCAGCTATCATGTTACGCCAACAAGAAGCAGAATTGACTGAAGCAGGACATATGATTGGTGTATTACGAGAAGAAATTAGTTTGTTGAAAGAAGAAATAGAAGTGTTGAAACCATATAAAGAAAAGATTGAAATGATGGA